GGCAAAGATGCTACTGCATCTACTTCGGGCAAAGATGCTACTGCATCTACTTCTGATAAAGCATTTATTGATGCAACTACGAGGGGATCCTGACCAATACTTAATAGTATTTCCGCTGCACTATTTTTATTATTTTGTTCACTGCTATCATTATCACTGCTATCATTATCACTGCTATCACTTTCGCTACTAGAGCTATTTGAATCAACTATAGATATGGTTTTTAAATTCTGACTAATAAAATCATTAAGTGATACGGGTTTTAATAAAGAATCTTCACTAGTTGTTTCATTTTCTAATTCTAAAAGATTGATTGTTTTTGTATCCTCTACAGTTGAATTATCGTTATCGTTATTATCATTATCATTATTATCATTATTATCATTATTATCATTATCATTATTATCATTATTATCATTATCATTATTATCATTATCGTTATCGTTATTATCATCCTCGCTACTAGTATTGCTTGAATCACTATCGCTATCTGAATCACTATCTGAACTATTGTCATTTTCACTTTCAGTTACAACTATTTTATTAGCAGTATTGTCTATATTATCGCTATTAACATGATGTTCCGCAGCGTGATTAGCTTCTGCAGAACTCAATGTTCCTGAAACTGTAGTATTTGTTTGTAGTCCACCACCATTAACTGTATTATGCTGAGAAGAATGATGTATAGTTTGTTGAATATTTGCAATAAAACTAGATAATACTTGTTGTTGTTTTTGCAAAGATGATTCTAATCGTGAAATTCTAGAATTACAATAAAAAATTGCAGCACCGATAAAAATAGCTAATACTCCAACTATAGTGCGTCCATTATTTCCTGTCATTATTATTATTTTACTATATATTTTAAGTTATTATTTTACGTATATATTAAATATGTAGGCTCTTCATTATCTTTTTTGTTCCATTAACAATTTCTTCTGGATATCCTAAATCAGTTAATACTTTCACACCGCCTTGTATATTTGAAATGTTTTTTTGTAATTTATAAACATATGTAAAATTTTCTTTGTTATTTTCATAAGACACTTTAGTTTTCATGTGGTAATTTTTAATGGACTTTATTTTATCTAGTCTTTTGCATAACTCTAAATAGTGGGTGGTAATAAAAAAAGTTATATTTGGATTTTTATTTAAATATTGTAAAAATGATATAGCGCCGCTTGTCGCTTCATATGGATTTGTTCCGGAATATAATTCATCAAAAACACAAAAGTGTCTGTCTGTCTTGGGACTCTCTTTAATTTTATCTAAAATATCTTTACATCTTCTGGCTTCTGCCTGAAATAAACTGTCTCTCCCAGAAGTGTCTGGTATATTAATATAACAGTAAATGTTATTATAAGGCGCAATTACTGCTTTTTTATAGAATCCACATCCACACTGCTGTGATAAAATAATATTGGTTATTGTTGTTTTTAATAATGTAGTTTTGCCGGAAGCATTTGGACCAGTAAGCAATAGGTGTTTATTTAAATTATACGTGTTGCAAATAGTATTTTTTCTTTTTGGTGGATAATAAGCTTTTTTAAATATGGTTTTATCTTTCGAAAATGAACACAAAGAAATATGTTTATTTTTAATATTTGTTTGTAATCCATGTAAATTGTGCATGTATCCATTCAAACCAAAGGAATATTGTAATGATATTTGTAAACCGCTATCATTATATAATTCATAAAATGCTTTCATTGGTCTACCCAAATCGATAAATTTCTGTAATGAAACAGAAAATGGTGGTATTACACTGATATATTGCAAATATTTTGCCAATAATAATTTATGTTTATTCATATTGTCAATAAAGGGCTTATAGGATTGCAATTTTTCACAACATCTTTCTAATTGAGTCATTTTTTCAATAGTATGTTGCAAATATAGTTTTACATGATACACTTGTGTATGTATTATTTTAGAATGTTTATAAAATTGTATACATGATATAATATTTTGGTATGTTTGTAATATATACAAACCACATGTCATAATAATATAGACACGTTTATCCCATGAAACACTTCCTATAGTAAATATTTGCCCTAAATGGTGTTTGCTAATAATATGATATAAAACTTCTTTATATTTTGAAAATGATAGTTCAATCCCTTTTAATCTTATTAAAAAAAAAGGTATTATTAAAAAGAATATCGGCAATGCTAAAGCGATTACCGGTGAAGAAATATTATACATGCTTAGTATTTGTAAAATAGCGGAATTCTTATTTACCCATTTAAATAAGGGTAAATCGATATATTGATATTTTTCGTGAAAACTAGTTTCTGTATTTATTTTATTCCATATATCTTCGATCTGTGTGTAATCGTATGTCGTATTTTCTATGTTTTGTTTTAATAATTCTTGTGTATCTATAAGAAATCGTTTATTTTTTGTAAAATATTTTGACCAGAGAGGAATTGTTTGTTTTGAAAAATTTGAAGTAGGTAAAAATGCATTTTCATAAACAGAATGGGATTCCGTATTTTTTGTTTCTTCCAATTTTATATTATCTGCACTGTTATCTTGACAATATAAATTTAGGTCATCGCAAATATGTGATTCTATTTCTGTTTTATCTACGATATAATAAATCGGTAATTGAAAATGCTGTTTTTCACTTTCTAATTTATCACTCATGTATTTATATAGTAGTGGAAACATTCTTAATTATAATAACGTATTAGAATTAAGATAATTATTTTACTAATGAGGGTAGTTCTATATTTTATATTTATTACCGCATCTCATTTGCAAAAGTTGCTGGCAATTCCATAATAGATGTGTTGTAATATTGTTCTATTTCTCGCATGTTGCATAAATCTCTCTTTGTTACAAAATTAATTCCCATTCCTTTTCTTCCCCAACGACCACTCCTTCCTATGCGATGTAAATATGTATGAACACATTTTGGGATATCAAAATTAATTACTGTGCTTACTTGTTGCACATCAATTCCTCTAGCTGTTACATTAGAAGATATCAATACGCGTGTAGTTCCTGTAGAAAATTCTCGATAACTCTTTTCTCTCTCTATTTTATTCATTTTACTATGTATTTGTCCGACTGGAAAATCATCATTGACCATTGCATCATATAAGTCCTGCACGCGATTTACACTATTGCAATATATAATGCATTGACTTAAAGCAATATCGCCATATAAATCTTTTAATGCATCATATTTTTCATTGTCATTCTCTAGCGCTATGTAATATTGTCTAATGCCTTCTAAAGTAAGCTGTTCAGTTTTAACCAAAATTTTTACTGGATCTCGCATAAATTTATCTGTTAAATCATTTAATTCTAAAGGCATTGTTGCACTGAAAAGCGCAACTTGGATCTGTTGTGGAAGATATTGAAATATATCATATACTTGATCTTTAAATCCCGAACTTAACATCTCGTCTGCTTCGTCTAAAATAATTAAACGAAGTGTATTTGGTTGGATTTTTCGTCGACGAAGCATATCATATATTCGACCAGGGCATCCAACAATAATATGCGGTGGCTTGTTTCGCAAGGATTGCACATCCTTTTCTGTTGAAGTTCCTCCAATCAATAATTTTGTTTTGATATCTTTACATTGCGAACCAATAGAATCTATAACCGATTTTGTTTGCATAGATAATTCACGCGTTGGAGATAAAATAACGACTTGTGTAGTATCTAGACTTTCATCTACTGATTGCAGTGCACCGATTGTAAAACATCCTGTTTTACCTGTTCCTGATTGTGCTTGTGCAATAATATCTTTTCTATCAAACATTGTTAATATGGCTCTTTTTTGAATAGGACTTGGTTTTTCAAAGCCATATGCATAAATACCACGAAGAAGATTGGTTTTAGCGGGAAGCTCTTCCCATGTTTCAATACTTTTTGGTATATATTGTTCCAACTCTGTATGTATATTATCATCCAGTTTTGGTGTAATTTCTGTATGTAATTTTGCTGTAGTTGCATCACTTGCGATTAAAATATCTCTTTTATTTACTGGTGAAGATGGTGGTGGTGGAGGAGATACCGATGCAGTATGTAGTGATAATGAAGTTGAACTTCTTGCAAACCTATTGTTATTTAAGGTAGACATTAATATTAATTAATTACTAATGTTTAAGCATATTCCATAATAATTATATAAATAAATAGATATAAATGTCTATATATAATTCTATTAGGTATGTTGTGTTATAATTTAGAAGATTTTAAAAAAATCAAAACTAATGGTATCATTTATAATTTACATGAATCGGTGCACAATATTATTAAAGTAATATCTGACCAGGTAAGTGATCCCGAATATAGTAAAACTCCACAATTTAATAAAAAGAAACGTCAGTATTCTACTAAACAAAATATAAATGATACTAGAAATTTTAAAATTACAGAAAAAAAAACTGTCACAGGAATCGAACTTTCTTTAAATACCATTCGAAAGCATCTGAACAAATTATCAAATAAAACATATGATAAATTAAGTGAGGAAATTATTCAAGAAATAAAAAATATTGTTGAGTGTGATACTATTCCTTATATAAATGGTGAGGCATCGCGCCATATTATAGACGATATGCGAAAAGTTGGTGTTGAGATTTTCAATATTGCTAGTAGTGGAACATTTTATTCTGAGATGTATGCAAAATTATATCATACACTCATGGAGAATTTTGAAATTATGAACACTATTTTTATTGATAACTTTACAACATTTCGTGAAGTATTTCATACTATTGAATACTATGATCCTAATACTGATTATGATAAATTTTGCGAGAACAATAAAGTCAATCAAAAACGCCGTGGTTTGGCCATGTTTTATGTGAATTTAATGAAGTTAGGCGCACTATCACATGATAGTATTATCGATATTATTACTGATATTCAAAGCTATATGAAAATCAAGATTGTAGAAGAAAATATCTCTAGCATTGTAGAAGAACTTTCTGAAGTGGTTTCTATTTTGGTACTTTCTAGTAAAGATATATTATACGAACACCATAAATGGCAAGACATCATTGGATATATTATGGAAGTTTCGCACATGAAAGCCAGTAGTGCACCAAGTCTTACACATAAAACTATTTTTAAACACATGGATATTTTAGATGGTTTACAATAAGCTTCTCTGTAGTTTATTACAATGTTTTATCACCATATTACAATATATTTATTGTATTAAATATATTGTATTAAATATATTGTATTGAATATATTGTAAAAACAATATAATTAATGTCTCATAACATATATTAAGTTATGAATCAAAATATTCTTTATGAAATTACACCAAAAAATAAAGATGACAATGAACAACTTTTAGATATGGATGCATATATTGCTGAAATTGTAGATTCTAATAAAAATGTAGATTCTTATGATAATACAGCAGATGATAATAGAGATACAAATAATCGAGATGATCCTTCAAGAATTGCAGCCATTGAATTAGACTATATGACAAATTATACTGTTAAAATGTTGTCACATATTTTAGATTATTATAAGTTAAGCAGACGAAAGCTAAACAAAACAGAAATGGTGCAAATTATTGTTATATTTGAACATGATCCAGAAAATGAGGTTATTGTAGCTACGCGTCGGCAATTGTGGAAGTATTTGAAAAGATTGCGCGATGATGAGTATTTGTCAAAATATATTATTTTTGATGGGTAGGTCCAACTGTTAGTGTTACGGTATTTGCAGTATCTTGGTAATATTGATTATTCATTTTTCTTTTTATTATAATTTTTCCTTCAGAATCTCCAGAGTAAACAAAATTTGAAATGATGATATTTTTTTCAATTGTTTTATTTGGCATACATTTATCATTATTTTGTGAAATACTACAATTAATATTTGGTTCTAGTGCCATTGTCCAAGAACATATGGTATTGTCATTTTTAGTAACTACATATGTAGCATAATTATTTACACTTGAGACATAATCAGTTTCTTCCGGAACACTGTGACTAGATTTAGTTATCAATATTTGGTCTGTCAAGCATTGGTTGGTTGTCCCTGCTGGACATACACCATCCTGCACAGCAACGCAATTATCGTAAGGATTATTACCCTTACAAGGAGTGCTTTGTGTGCAACCCTCTTTGCATGTAGTGTCTTTCACACTAGTTTCTATATAACTAATATCAAATAAAGCTAATAGTTCTGGTGGATTATCGGGTGGTCCTCCACACCAAACACCAGCTCCTTGTGTTGTGCTTGCACACGCTTCTTCGGTATTATATGGCACGTAGGGACCGTAACATTGTTCGGACTGAGGATACCAGCACTCTGCGCCTCCCGTACACTTTGCGCAATTTGGATCTTTCTTTGCAACCGGCGTCACACTTGATATATCTACTCCTGTAAATGTTCCGATAGAAAATACAGGCGCAATGTTGTTAGAAACAACATGTAGTTTCTTAACTGATGTGTCGGCAATAAAATTTGTTGAATTTGAACTGCAGTCACAATCTAATTTTAAATATATTTGTCTGGGAACATTTACAAAACTAAAACTACCATCAGCTTCAATATATTGATTAAATATCTTCCCATCATCACGGCAAAGAAAACATTGTCTCCCGTAAGCACAATCAGGTTGTTGTAACGTTATTATGTTATCATTTATGCGAAGTTTGTAAGTGTTTGGTGTGTATTTGCTACAACCGGTAATATTTACCGGATATCCCGTGGCACATGATGGTGTTAAACTTTCAGCAGGACATAAACCTGCTTGTTCTGGATCTTTTCCCCAAAATGATAGATTATTTTTACTATAGTGCCATGTAAAATTCTGTATGGTTGATCCATTACTATTACTATCTATTGTGAATGTGCATACCGGTTCACTATTATACAAAACCTTATAGTCGTTATCCGTTTTCGAAATAGTAACCTTATCATGATTAACTGTTTGATTACTATTATCTAGTATTTCAAATGATACACTAGTTACTTTAGTATCTTTTAAATTAATTTTTCCTAAAGGTGTAGATGAATCACCATTATATGAAATATCAATAGAATACTGAGAAAAAAATTGTTTTTGAATGATATTATGCTCTTGATTGTTTATAGTCATTGTAATAGTATAATATTGTTCTTTACCAATAATACTTATATTATTGGTATTAGTATTTTTAATGCTTCTTAATCCAGTGCCACGCGGACGAACAGTAAACATTCTACCAACTCCACCACTTCCTAAAGGATTTTTAGAGAGAAGATTATGCATTTTCATGTATTGATAACCTTCTTTGGCGCTGGCTGGTATTTCTAAACGCGAAGTAACGCGGTTCATGCTACTTCGGCCAGAGATTTTCCGATTAAACAAACCGCCCATAATACCAAAATGGGTAGTTTGGTTTGACATAGACGCACGCATGCTAACTTTGTGAGAAGGCATTATATATATAATATAATATTAAAAATTTTGCATTATAAAATACTTATAATGATAATATAATATATAATTATTATAATGGTGAAATCCAAATTAAGTTCAACAGTGAATTATCCTGAGCATAAAAAAATGAACCCACGCGATGAAGATTTCGAAGCTTCTGTTTATGATACCAACATTTTAGGCGTTCCGGTAGTTATCGCGATTGGACAGCCTCAAGATACTTTTTTAAAATCTGATAATATTATTTATTATCCAATCTATGTTGTAGATGATGGTGCTGTTGATTCGCAAATAGGTGTATATGAAATAGAATCCACTCGTATTCCAGAAATTATGGACGAAGATGGAGACGTAGATATTAGTGAAATGGGCGAACCCTTATTATATTCATCATTTGTCACAGAAAAGTTTTTAGAACAATTTAAACACACTCCTGATGACGAAGTCGCTCCTGATGACGAAGACACTCCTGAGGACGAAGACACTCCTGATGACGAAGGCGCTCCTGATGACGAAGTCGCTCCTGATGACGAAGTCGCTCCTG